ACCTAGTTGTCCTTAACTCGTTGTTTCGATGTTTCGTTGTCTGTCCTCGCTCTCGCCTCGGGGCTTCCGCTCGGACTGTCATTGCCTTATGTTGTTACGTAGTTTCGTTGCCCCCCCCTCTTACTCCCCCCCAAGCGTTCATAATGCTAACTTTAGTTAGCACTTGTTGCATAAGCCCAGGAAGGGCTATGACAGATGTCACACGTGAACGATCGGGAACTATGTAGTGAGAGGTTGTGCAAAATGCTGGATGATCTGACTCCTGCCCAGGAACGTTTCGCTGAGTGGCTTGCTACACCTATGGGCGACCGCAAGCCACGACGGTTTGAAGATTTCGCTGAGGAACTTGGTGTTTCGCAGCCAACGCTGTACCGTTGGCGGAAGCGTGCCGATGTTCGTACCCGTGCCCAAGAAATTGTGGATGAGGCCGTGGGCGGTCCCGAGCGGGTCCGCATGGTGTTGGAGAAGATTGCGGAGCAGGCCCTTGCGGGGGCGGCGAAGCAGCAAGAGTTGTATCTGCGTTATGCGGGGATGCTGGTGGATCGTCGGGTTGTCGAGAAGATCAACACCCATCAGGATATTGAGGAGATGACTGATGAGGAGGTTGAGGCGGCTTGGGAGGCTGAGGCGGCTGACCAGCAGTACGAGTGGGATGTTGAGGCGGCCGACATTTTCAACGCCAACAATTTGGAAGAGTTGGATGTAGATGGCGACACGTAAGCAACAGTTGTTGCGTGAAGTCCAGTTTCGCAAGGCGTTTGGTTCGAAGAATGGCACAGACTTTGATCTGGTGGCGGGGTTCACCTATTTTGCGAAAGAGTTTGTGAAAATTGCGCAGGCTGACGCTGAGATTCCGTTTGTTCTCCGTGAGGCACAGTTGGAGACGGTGAAACATCTTGCCGCTGGTGAAGACATCATTGTGTTGAAAGCCAGGCAGGTCGGGTTTTCTACCCTGTTTGCTGCATGGGCTTTGTATATGACGTTGACCCGTCCGTCGTATGCTGTACTGTTTCTGTCCCGTAACCGTGAGGAAGCGGTGTACCTGTTGGCGAAGGCCAAGTTTGCGTACACCCGTCTGCCTGAATGGGTGAAGGAACGTCTTCCTACGCCACGGGTGAACAACGAGCAGCGTATGGCGTTCACAAACCATGCGAGCATCACGAGCCTGCCGTCCCGTAAGGACGCCGCACGAGGCCGTACTACGTCTTTGCTGATTGCAGACGAGTTCGCTTCGCTAGAGGACCAGGAGGAAGCTTGGGCCGCTATGCTGCCCGCCACATCTGTGGGCGGGCAGGCGGTGGTCCTTAGCACTGCAAAAGGTTCGGGCGACCTATTCGAAACTTTGTGGAACAAGGCCATGACAAAGGCGATGGATTGGGTTCCGTTGTTTTGGTCGTGGCGTTCTGCGTTCGACCAGGATTGGTACGATCAGAAGGCCCGTGAGTTGTTGCCTTGGCAGTTGGCTCAGGAGCACCCTGATTCTGCTGAGGAAGCGTTTGGGAAGTCTGGTAACGCTGTCTTCGATTTGGAAAAGTTGAAGGGCATGAGGTTGGTTGATCCGCTGGTGGGCGAATTCAATGCCGAGGCGGAAACGTTCAGGGCCGTTAAGGACGGCCCGTTCCGTGTGTGGGAGACGCCTGAACCTAAGGCGTCGTATGTGATTGGAGTGGACATTGCTGAGGGCTTGGAGCATGGAGATAGGTCGGTGGCGGTTGTCTTGCGGGCTGACACAGGTGAGTGTGCTGCCATCTACACCTGCCGTGTGGCGCCCTGGGAGTTTGCGCAAATTGTCGGTGGGCTTGGCCGTTGGTACAACGCCGCCCTGGTCGGACCTGAGCGCAACAACCACGGTCACGCTTTCATTCGTTCACTCGTGGAAGAATCATACTTCCCGATTTTCCGCCACCATCGGGCTACGGCGAGACGTGAGAAAGAAACGGACGAGTTGGGTTGGCTCACCACCCCTAAAACGAAAGCGTATCTGATCAGCGAGTTTGACCAGTTTATGAATGATCACAACATCCCTGACGCCACAACGTTGGCGGAGGCGAAGGTGTACAAGCGGAACGAGCAGGGCAAGATGGGTGGAAGCCCGTTCGATGACCATGTGATGGCGTATGCTATTGCGGTCGAAATGTTGAACCATGCCCATCTGCCACAGTACAGACCGAGGGCGACGGCACCGCCGCCACCCTGGTCTTATGGGTGGTTTGAGAAACGGTTTGGCGGTGAACGCCGCCAGAATCGAAAGATTGGCGACCGTCAACGTGAACGTTCGTTCGTCTAGTAGATAGAGGGATTATGGCTTACTGCGCTGTCGAAGACTGTTTGAAGGACGTGGATAGGGACGGCTTGTGTTTCTCGCACAGGGTTCGGACCCTCATGTTTGCCAAGGGTCATCTCCGCAACAATTTGCATCCAGGCGCTACGATTCGTGAGTCCCAAGCAATCATCAAGGCTGACGCCGCCAAGAACGGCTATGATGCCGTTCCAGTGGACAAGGGATAACGTATGGCTTACGACGACCCACAGGCGAAGACGATCGACTACGGCGACAAGGGCGACGGCCGTCAGAAACGGTTGGAACGTTACCGTAGTCAGATCAAGGCGTCTCAGAAGTGGCGCAAAGATAAGCATGAGGAAGATTGGCGTGATTTCATCAACCTGTACGCCAACGAACATTTCAAGGATCGTATCGGTGAATTCGATGACGACCATCAGGTTTCGATTGGTATTGTGTTCTCTACGATCAACACGATCTATCCGTCCGTGTCGATCGCCCGCCCCAAGATCACTGTCGAAGCCACCCATCCTGATTTGATCGAGCCTGCCGAAACGGTTGAGGCTGTCATCAACTACTGGTGGAGACATTTCGGATTTCAGGACGAGTTTCGTCAAGGTGTAAAAGATTATTTGATTCTCGGCCACGGCTGGTTGAAGACGACGTACCTGTTCGAAGAACAGGAAGTTGCCCGTGACTCGGATGACTTGCAGCAAGAATTGATGCAGAAGTTGACAGAAAAATATACTGCTGTCGCCATGTCGCCAGCGGATGAGGCCCTGTTCCCGTCTGATCAAGAGATTGCTGATCTGCTTCCGACAACGAAGAAACAGGTTCTAGAAGATCACCCTACGGTTGAACGTGTAAGTCCTTTCGACATGTTTGTCGATCCTGACGCTACCCGCCTGTTCGATGCACGGTGGATCGCTCAGCGCATCGCCGTCCCTGCCTCTGAGGTGAAGAACCGTAAGGATTGGTCGGCAAAGCAGCGCAAAGAGATTCTGGCGTCCAAGGGTGACATCAAAGAAGAAGACGGCTTCTACGATGATCAGGTTGACAAAGACGAATCCTACGTCTTTGTCTACGAGCATTACAACCTGGTTGAAGGCACGATCTGCACGTTCACGTTGGATGGTTCAGATGACTTTCTAAAGGACCCTAAGCAGATTCCTTACGAGTTTGGGCATCCGTTTATCATGTTGCGCAACTATGAGGTTCCCGAACGGTTCTACCCGATGGGTGAAATCGAATGCATGGAACCTTTGCAGTTGGAGTTGGACATGACCCGTTCCGCACAGTTGCGGGACCTGTTGAACCATGTCCGCAAGTATGCGTCCCGCAAGGGTACGATGGACCAGGAAAACATTGAACGTCTGGCTACTGGCCGTGACGGCGAAATGATCCTGTTGGAAGAGTCGGCCCCTGACGATGTGACGAAGGCGCTCATCCAGTTGCCTACCATGGATATCCCGCAGCAAACCTATCAGATGTCGGAAATCATTGGCGATGACTTGACCCGTGTTTCTGGCGTGTCGGACTATGCGATGGGTTCCATGCCTGAAATCAGGCGTACGGCGACTGAGGCTGGCATCATTCAGGACTCTGCGAATGCTCGTGCCGCCGACAAGTTGGCACAGATTGAGATTGCGTTGGCGTTTGTGGCCCGCCGTATCTGCCAGTTGGGCCAGCAATACTTGTCGGTCGAACAGGTTGCGAAGATCGTGGGCGAGGACGGGTCTGTGACATGGGTCCAGTTCGACAAAGAGGCGATCCAGGGTGAGTTTGATTTCGAGATTGAGGCTGGAAGCACCCAGCCGCAGAACGAAACGTTCCGCCGCCAGTCCGCTCT